AGCAATGCGTGTGGCCGGAAGCACTTGGACAGCGGACGACTGGAAAAGATTATTGATTGACCAGTGGGCGCACGACACAAACCGCAAGATCGGCAAGGTCTGCCCGAGTCTGGATGGCGAGAGAATTGTCCAGCTTGGCCTGCAAAGCCACAAATTCACCACAAGCGAGAGCAGCGAATTTATTGAATTCTTGTACGCTTGGGCAGCAAACAAGGGATTGACGCTGTAATGTGATATATTTCAAAAGCAGTTGACCTTTCGGGGGTTCGCCCCCGCTTTTTGGACAGATATGCCAAACATTGACGACATTGCAGAGTTCATTGCCCAGCTGTTCCACAGCAGCACGGTGACGCATCTATTGCACCTGAGCACTGACAGCTACAGCAAGCACAAAGCGCTGGGCAAGTACTACCCGCAGATCGTAGATCTAACTGACAAGTTTGCTGAAAACTTCCAAGGCAAGTACGAGAAGATCAAAAAGTACCCTGAAGAATTCCACAGCGCCACCGATCCAGTTGCCTATCTACAGGGCATTCAGGCCTTTGTGACTGAAGCCAGGCAATCATTGCCATCTGACACAGAATTGCAAAACATTGTTGATGAAATCGCAGAACTCATTAACTCTACCCTGTACCGTCTGCGCTTTTTGGAGTAAATATGGACAGCAAAATGGAAAAAATTGAGCCTAAAAAGGTTGAAAAAGCACCAACGCAACCCATGATGAAGGCCAAAGCGCCTGCACCAATGAACTACAGCGGCGGAAAATCCAACGGTGGCAGTTGCTACGACCACGGGCGCAAAAGCAGCCAATGAACTGCGGTGTTTGCAAGATGTTTCAGGATCACCACATCATGGGGGTCTGCCGTTTGTATCCAATGACGCAAAACAAGCAGAGCAATGATTGGTGTGGTCAATTCGTTGCAATAACAGGCAAAAAAGTGGAAGAAATGCCTGTGAAAACCGTTTACGACATTAGCACTGACACAAGCACCCCGCAAATTGTGGCCAGAATCAAACGAAAGTACGAGCGTAAAAATGTTCAAACCCCTGCGTGACCGTGTTGTTGTGAAGCCCCAAGTTCGGCAATTGAGCGACTTGATTTACATTGACAACAAAGAACCATTTAACGAGGGTACGATTGTGGCAATTGGCCCATTGGTAACGGATGTGGCAGTGGGTGACTTCATCAAGTACGGCAACGGTGATTACCTGAACTGGCCGACTCAAATGGAAAATGGCCAGGATTACCAGATCATTCAAGAAGCAGATATCTGCGCTGTTGTGGAGTATGAAAATGGCGACTAAACCCGGTTTGTACGCAAATATCAATGCTAAACAAGAGCGCATTGAGCGCCAAAAGGACGCTGGTAAGACGCCGGAGCGCATGAGAACGCCAGGCTCTAAGGGCGCACCAACTGCCGCGGCTTTCAAGGCCAGCGCAAAGACTGCTAAAAAATGAGCAAGCACGACACACCGATCGCCCACACCACCACGGGTAAGGGCAAGCACTACAACGCCACTGAGAAGGGTGCTGGGATGACTGCGGCAGGACGCGCAGCGTACAACTCTGCCAATAACTCTAATCTCAAGCCACCAGCCCCGAATCCAAAGACGAAAGCAGATGCAGGCCGCAAGGCTAGTTTTTGCGCTCGGATGGAAGGTGTGGTAAAAAACGCCAAAGGCCCAGCAGAACGGGCAAGGGCATCCCTCAAAAACTGGAACTGTTAAGGAAATATCATGGCAAACTCAATTGCAACTGGCGTGGCATATGCTGACCCAGACTTCGTATCTTTGTCGGTTAGTGGCGCAAGCACTACTGGCCCCGCGGCAAGCATTACTTCGACTAGCGCAAATACCGGCAGCGTTGACGCTTCTGCTTTTGTTGCAACTGAAACGCTTTCTGCTGCTGGCGGTGTGGGTTTTGCAATCAAGGCAGTAGAAAACGTCAATGTGGTGGCTGGCGCCTACCTAACGGCTCTGTACGGTTACCTGGCGTTTGGCGCTTCTGGTCGCGTCACTGGCCTAGCATCAGGCACGGTTGGCGAAATTGTTATGTCTGCGGCTTGCACACAAGGCACTTACGCTGCGATGGAGTGTGAGATTGGAATGCCTAGCGGCGCTGTCACTGGCGGCAACACATCGTTTTTCTATTTGAGTTCCTACGGTGCTGACAAGGCAACATTTGACACTAGCGGGACGTTGTTTAACCTGGCTGGCGTAACCAAGGGTTCGGGTAAGCTGCTGGCTGACACGACTGCCGGTTCAACGGCTCGGCCTGTTCAGGTAATCAAAGTCATCACGCCCGACGGAACCCGTTATCTGCCGTTGTATTCTACTGTTGCAATTGCAGCGTAATGGTTATCACTAAGGACGCCATCAACAGCCGGGTTGCAGAACTGGTCAAGAAAGAACAAGAACTGCGATCTGAGTTGAACGCTGTTATTGGAGCAATCCAAGACTGTGGATATTGGTTGGCACAATTAGACAAAGCAGATTGATGGTTGCAAAATCATGGCTGACAATCCGTTAAGCACATTTTTGCCAGACAGGGCAGCAACAGGCTTTTTCCCGCAAATGAAGCCCAGGCGCAGGTTTCAAGACCGGGAGGGGTCTGCCAATGTGCCGTTGGATGTAATGCGTGGACGCTTGGCAGGGATGCTTGGCACCCCAACGGATCTGGCCAACATTTTCCGATCTCCAATGCCAACGGAAATGTTTGGCGATACCAATTACGAGCCAGCGCAGCAATTGCCCTACGGCTCAGAGTATTTTCTGAAGAATCTGCCACTAGCCCCAACGTCAAGGGTTGGTGAAGTTGCTGGGCAAGCAGGATCATTTGTACCGCTAAACCCAATGCCAGCAGCAAGAGCAGCAGCAGCTGGTGCCAAGGCATTAGGCCCGACTGCTGGGCGCATGGCAGAACAGTATTTAACGCGAACTGGTGGAATTTTGCCGTTAGATGTGTATCACGGTAGCCCATACAAATTTGACCGTTTTGACGCCAGCAAGATCGGCACTGGTGAGGGAGCGCAGGCATACGGGCATGGGTTGTATTTTGCTGAGTCGCCGGAAGTTGCAAAGGGGTATCAGGCCAGCACCACAAAAGGCTTCGGCTTACCAGACGGACAAGATGTGCAGGGCATCGCCAATGTCATTGCGATGAGGGGCGAGGATGCCGCCAGAAAGATGTATGCCAGTTTAGGGGATAAGTTGGAGCCAAAAATAGCCGCTGCGAAACAGGCTATTGATGCAAATTCATCCCTCTACAAAGTAGACTTACCAGACAAGCAGATAGCCAAGATGCTGGATTTTGACAAGCCGCTAAGTGAGCAGAGCAAGGAAGTGCAAGCAGCTATGGATAAGGCGTTTCAATTGTATTTAGGGCGCATTCCGCAAGTCAATAAAGACACATTTACTGGCGCGCAAGCTTATGAAATGTTAACTGGCGGAGCCTCTGGCATGCAAGGTTATGAAAATATTGCAGCGCAAGGAAGCAAAGCATTGCGTCAAGCAGGAATCCCAGGCATCAAGTACCTAGATCAAGGCAGTCGAAGCACTGGCAAAGGCACCAGCAATTTTGTTGTATTCCCCGGCGAAGAAAAAAGCCTGACTATCCTAGAACGCAACGGGCAACCAAGTCAGAACAGTCTCAATTCATTTATTAAATGACAGCAAAACAAATTTGATTTACAATTTCTTTGTCAAGTGCTGCAACACAAGACGGTATGAGGCCACTTTCTCATGCGTTACCCCACAAGGGAACTGATGTTGCAGCATCAGAACGCAGCAGAAAGTGGCTTTTTGCGTTCCAGTACCGATTGCTGATGGCGAAACAATGAACCATGTTACGGTTGCTATCGAGAGAAGTGATGCGCTTACTTACAAGCCGGCGCGAGAACTTGCAGGCGGTATCTCAGGAACAGAGCAGAACGGTGATGTGACGACTAGCCCAACGATACGGGCGCTCTGGAAATGTAAGCCTGACCTTATGGGTGCAGTAGTCGCAAGATGGCTGGAGTCGGGGATATCACCCGCTTGGCTTGTCCTATGGTTAAAATGCGGACAATTCAAATTGATTTCCCCTATATAAAATGGTAGAGCATGAAGTAACCCCTGAAATGCAACGCTTGGTAGAGAGCACTAGCGGGTTAGGCTTGCCCCATGAGCAGATAGCAATACTGGTGGGCATAGACGATAAGACGTTACGCAAGCACTACCGCATCGAGTTAGACCTGGGCAAGGCAAAGGCCAATGGACACATTGCCAGAACGCTGTACGACAAGGCAACGAGCGGCGACACCACCGCACTGATTTGGTGGACAAAGACGCAGCTACGATGGGCCGAGACTGTCAAGCAAGAGATAACCGGCAAGGACGGTGAAGCGCTCCAAGGCATCCAGGTCACATTCGTAAAGCCTAATGACTGAGGTCAAAGCAGAGTTTCCCCTAAAGCTGCAAAGCCTTTTTCAGCGCAGCCGGTACAAGGTCTGTTACGGTGGGCGAGGTGGTGCTAAGTCTTGGGGGATTGCTCGAGCATTGCTGATCAAAGGTGCCAAGGCACCAATCCGCATACTGTGTGCCCGTGAGTACCAGACCAGCATCAAGGACAGCGTACACAAGCTCCTGTGCGATCAGATAGAGGCTTTGAACCTGCACAGCTTCTACGAAATCACCCAGGCAAACATCAGAGGATCAAACGGCACTGAGTTCGCATTCGCCGGGTTGAAGAACAACATCAGCAACATCAAGTCATTTGAGGGCGTGGATATCTGCTGGGTAGAGGAAGCCCAGACCGTAAGCCGCCTATCGTGGAACGTGCTAATCCCAACGATCCGCAAAGAAGCCAGCGAGATATGGGTCAGCTTCAACCCCGAGCTGGAGACAGACGAGACTTACAAGCGTTTTGTGTTGCTGCCACCTGATGACTGCATCCAGATCAAGGTTAACTGGTCGGACAACCCTTGGTTCCCTGAGACACTGCGCTTGGAGAAAGATGCGCTCAAAGGCAGGGACGAAGAAGCCTACAACCAAGTGTGGGAAGGACTGTGCCGCCAGACAGTAGACGGTGCCATATTTGCTAAGGAAATGCAGCAGGCCGAGTTAGATGGTCGCATCTGCCGGGTGCCATTTGACGCTACAAAGCCCGTACACGCTGTGTTTGATCTGGGTTGGTCTGATAGCACTGCCATCTGGTTCCTTCAGTTTGTAGGCATGGAAACAAGGCTAATTCGGTACATAGAGGACAGCCAGAAGACCATCAGCTACTACCTGGCCACAATGCAGACCTATGGCTACCACTATGACAAGGTATGGCTACCGCACGATGCCGAGAACAAGACACTGGCCGCGGCAGGGCGCAGCATTGACGATATTGTGCGGGCAGCAGGGTACAAGACGGAGATATTGCCTCGAGTGCCTGTGGTGGACAGCATCAACGCAGCTAGGACGATATTCCCTAACTGCTACTTTGACCGGGAACACGCTGCTGATGGCCTGGCCTGTTTGCGCCATTACCGCTACGAGGTAGACCCTGATACCGGACAGTTCAGCCGCCACCCACTGCACGACCAGTACAGCCACGGCGCTGATGCGTTTAGATATATAGGGCTTATGATTCGGCAACCGCACAAACGCAAACCCAAAGCTATTGCCGAAACCGCAGGCAGCTGGATGAATTGAGGATTGACCATGAATGACCCGCGCATTGACGATGCCATCAAGTTTTGGCAGCTGGTGAACGACAGCGACAGCACCAACCGCAGCGAGGCACTGCAAGACATTCGTTTTGCCGCGGGTGATCAATGGCCGGTGGAGATCCAAAACAGCAGAAATCTTGAAGCGAGGCCGTGCCTTACCATCAACAAAATTGATGCTTATGTGCGCCAGGTCACCAACCAGCAGCGCCAGCAACGACCTCGCATCAAGGTGCATCCAGTAAACAACCTGGCAGATTACAAGATTGCCCAGGTGCTAGAAGGCATTACCCGTCACATTGAGGTAAACAGCAACGCCGACACCGCATATGACACGGCTTTTGATTACGCTGTTCGCATGGGCTGGGGCTACTGGCGCATCAATACCAAGTACGTCAGCGAGGATTCGTTTGACCAAGAGATTTACATTGATGCCATTGACAACCCGTTTACCGTCTACTTTGACCCAAACAGCGTAAGACCAGATGGCTCTGATGCCGAGAGATGCCTGGTTACCACGCTGTTAAGCAAGACCATTTTTAAGGAGATGTACCCAGACGCCGATGACGGGGCTAACTTTACGCACCGCAGCACTGGTGACAACTCCGCTAGCTGGGTGACTAAGGAGGACATTCGGATTGCTGAATATTTCCATGTGACCCGCGAAAAGGCCAAGCTGTACCTGCTGAGTGATGGCAGCAGCGGCTTTGCGGACAGCGACAGATTCCTCGACCGAGTGGCCGCGGCTGGTTTGACGGTAATTGATACCCGCGAGAGTTTCCGCAGGGCAGTGAAGTGGTGCAAGATGACCGCACTCGAGATCCTTGAGGAAAAGACTTGGGACGGTAAGTACATCCCGATCGTTCCGGTGTATGGTGCCCAAGTCATTGTTGATGACAAGCGCAAGAAGTATGGCCTAGTGCGGTTTGCCAAAGATCCACAGCGGATGTACAACTTCTGGCGTACCAGCATGACCGAGAGCATTGCTCT